TGGCTCTACATTACCGCTGGTTCTGCCGTCGCGCAGTACGATGTAGTGACCGTGACCGAAGGGTTTTCGGGCGTTCCTTGCACAAAAGCGTTGATTGACGATGGGCATATTATTGGTATCGCCCCGGAAGCAATCAGCAGCGGCGAATATGGCTGGGTGCAGCTAACTGGAGTTTGCACGTTGAACGTGCTTGCTTCGGCAGCGGCAGACGCAGTTCTGTATTCGTCCGCAACCGCAGGATCGCTTGACGATGCTTCTACTTCGCAGACCGCTGTGAATGGTCTGTGCCTAACAACTGCCCGTGGTGGAACCGCCGGTTCTGCTCCTGGCCTAGCAACGTGGCCGAAGTCGGCTACAATTTAACCAAGAAGGGAGTGCGGGGGTGTAAAAGCCCCCGCGCAACTGCTGCTTATGACGGGAAACATAAGAGTTGAGTTTATTTCTGCCGATACTGGTGTTGATCTAATCGAGATACGCCGTGTTGGTGACCCTGACACCGTTCTTTACAAAGTTTCTGAAAAGATCGAGTGGCTGAGAGAGAACTTTCCGAGAGAAACTGAGGCATACGAGAAAAGCGGTAGCAACAAAAGTGCCGCTAAAGTTAAGCCTATCGGGACAGAGCTTACTGAGCTAAAGGGCATTGGAAGCCGCAAGGCAAAGCATTTGATTAGCCAGGACGTAAGCACCGTGGAGCAACTTTCGGAGCTATCTGACGCAAGTGTTGGTGGCCTGGGTGCGGGAACAGTGGATTTGCGTAAGCTGGCGCGAGAGTATTTGGCTGAAAAGTCTGGAAACAAACCGAAACAGGTTGTTGGATGACGCTACTAACGATTTGCCAAGACGCGGCTAAACTTATCGGGATCACTGCGCCTGACGCGGTGACATCCTCAACGGACACCTCTGTGCTACAGCTCAACGCCGTGGCTAACCAAGAGGGCCGTGCGCTTGTAGATCGTTATATGTGGCAAGCCTTAGTCAAAGAAGGTAGCCACACGACACTTGCAGCAGAGAGCCAAGGCACAATGGTGTCTATCGCCAGTGACTTTGGCCGATTTAGCAACAACACGATGTGGAACAGGACTACCGACCGGACCTACTACGGCCCGTTGAGCGGTTCCCAGTGGCAGCGCATCATGGCTATCGTGAGCAGCGGAGTGACAAATTACTTCCGTATTCGAGGCAACGCCCTGCTGTTTCACCCGACGCCGCCTGCGGGCGAGTCAGTAAAGTTTGAGTATGTTTCAAAGAACTGGGTTGATGAGTCTGGCGGCGTTGTAGCCGACGCAGACAAGTTTACTGGGGACGGCCAGACCAGCGTGATCTCTGAGGAGCTAATAACCTTGGGCGTTGTCTGGCGGTTTTTGAAGATAAAAGGACTGCCCTACGATCAGCAGTTCATGGAATACCAGAGTCGTGTCCAAGAGCTTACACAAACTGATGGAGCTAGACCGATCCTGCGTATGGGAGGCCCAAACTTTGCCTCCATGCCTGTCAACGAGCCTGAAGGTAACTTCGGGCTATAACTGAGGATATAAGCCAATGCCAATGGGAAAAGGTACTTACGGAAGCACCAAAGGTCGTCCGCCTAATTCAACAAAGAAAACTTCAAAAGGCACGAAGAAAAAGCCAACCAAGGGTTATGCTAATTTTGGCCCATCGGGCGGAAACCCACCTCAGATTACGGCGTAGCCAATGAAGCGTGATCTCTACGGCGAGTTGCTGGGGAACGTTCTAAACCGGGGCGCTCCTCCTGGGCACTTTGCTGCGTATATTCGACCTGATGAAAGCAACGTGCTGCGCTCTATGGGTGGCGGCGTTGCTCCTGACGGTGGGCAGAATATGTATAACGGGATGCCTGCGTACTTTAGCGGCATCAGTGCTGTCTCTGGCAATGGTGGCGGCGGCGTTAGCTTCGGCTATGGTGATGGTGGCGTTAGCATCCCATCTTATTCTGTAGACGCGCCTTCAGTAAGCCCGCCAGACCAAGGCTTCATTGACCAGATGAACGCTAACGCTGCGATAGCCAATGCCCGCGCCGAAGCAGCAGCAGAGGAAATGGCGCTGGCAGACATTCTTGCTGGAGTGCAAGAAAGCATGCAGGGCCAGTCTTCAGACGGTGTTGCTGTGGGGTCGGGCCGCGTTTCGCAACTCCCGCAAGGGGCAACTTCCACTCCGTTTGGCCTTATGTATACGTCGCCAACAGCGGAGGCAGAAGCAGCACAAAAGGCCGCGAACGACTCTCAGGAAGGATTTAGAGGGTTTCTTCCTGGGGAGCTTCAAGTTGTTCAAGACCCTCTTACTGGCCTAGTTACTACAGAGCGTTCTGGGGTTGTTGCTGACGTTGTAAAAGGCGGGCTGCTTTCTGCACTGCTTGGTCCCGTAGGGACGGGCATAGGTCTTGGTATGCAAGCTGGCAAAGCGCCAGATGTCCCGATCACTTTTGCTACTGAAGCGTTTAATGATGGGTCATCTAATTTTCAAGACTTTAGCATGGACGACGTGAGCGTTCCCGGCACTGACGAAATTGATGAAATGGTAGCGGCTCTAACGCCGACTGACCCCACAGACCCCACTGGCGATCCCGCGACGCCTGCGCCTGACCCATCGAGCCAATACGCGACTGTAGCTCCTGACATTCTTGCGCGGATTTTGGCGAACGAACAGTATGGGCGCCGCAGGGTGGGACTAACCTAATGGCAATGGCTCCTCTTGCAACGACGGCACAGAGCAACGCTGTTCCATCACCGATTGGTGGATTGAACACTCGCGACTCTGTTGACTTGTTGCCAGAAACCGACGCGATCCGGCTAGATAACTTCTTTCCGGCGCGTTCGCATGTGCAAGTTCGTAATGGCTACGACGACCATGTAACGGGCTTGCCGTCGACGGTAGAGAGCTTAATGGTCTACAACAGCGGCACGGCCAGCACGATGTTCGCCGCAAGCGGCACCGCAGTCTACAACGTAACCAGCGCCGGTTCTGTTGGCTCTGCCGTTATCACAAGTCTGACAAACGCCCGGTTCCAGTCGGTCAATATGACAACTTCCGGCGGTTCGTTCTTGTTTATTTGCAACGGCGCAGACGCCCCGCGACATTGGAACGGCTCCTCATGGGCTACGCCGACGCTGGGCAGTGTCACCGCTGCCGACATCATTAATGTCGAGGTCTACAAAGAGCGGTTGTTTTTCGTTCTAAAAGACAGCCTGACGTATGGATATCTGCCAGTGAACGCTGTTGCTGGAACGGTTGCCTCAGTAAATCTGGGCAGCGTTTTCAGCAAAGGTGGCAAGATTATGGCAATCGCTACCTGGACGCGAGATGGTGGTGCTGGTCCTGACGACAACATCTTGTTCTTCACCGACCAAGGTGAGATTGCAATGTATAGCGGGACCGACCCTTCGGATGCGACGAAGTGGGGGTTGGTTGGCGTTTACACGGTTGGTCGTCCAATCGGTCACAGATGTATGCTCAAGGTTGGGTCAGACTGCTATTTGGTCACAGAGAACGGCTTGCTCCCAATGACGCAAGTGCTAGGGACAGGTGAAGCCGCGCCTAATGTTGCCTTAAGCGACAAGATCAGCAGCAGCTACAACTCTTCAGTTGTTGAGTTTAAAGGGACGTTTGGTTGGCAGGGCGTTGTCTATCCCAAAGGCGGCTATGCAGCCGTCAACGCCCCGGCGTCAACAGTTGGCGACTTTATCCAATACATTATCAACCTAGAAACTGGTGCGTGGTCACGGTTTACCAATCAAGACGCTTATGTCTGGGCGGTTTTTAACAGTGACCTTTACTTTGGCGGCAGCACTAAAGTTTATAAGGCAGACAGCGGCACGGATGACTCTGGGTCGGCTATCGAGGCTGTTGCCAAGACGGCGTTTATCTACTTTGGCGGTCGGAACGGCCCAAAGCGGTACACCGCGATCCGGCCTGTTATGGCGAGCGACTCGGAGCTTGAGATCAGCGTAGGCTTTGACACTGATTTTCGAGACGGCACCACAACCTTTACGCCAAGCACCGCTGGATCAACGGCTTCTGCTTGGGACACTGCAACGTGGGACTCCGCAACGTGGGGCGCTCCGATTACAACCCATCAGGCGTGGTTTAGCGTTGCCGATATTGGCTGGAACGCTGCGGTGCGCGTAAGAACGAGCACAACATCCCAATCAGTTAGATGGCTGGCGACAGACGTGCGGTATGAAGTTGGGACTGGGTTATGATTAGCGACCAGACATGGCGCTTCTTAGAGCCTTCCACAAAGAACTTTGAGTCTGTGACGAGAGAAGAGGTCGAGACTGCTCTACAGAATGGTGACTTTTCATTGTTTGAAAGCCCTCGATCTGCGGCAGTCACATGCGCTTATGGAAAATCTCTTAGGATTGGCCTAGCAGGCGGCGATCTTGAGGAGCTGAAAGAAATTGAAAAAGAGATTTGCAGCTTTGCCAAGTCACGCGAGTTTCGCTTTATTGAGATTATTGGACGCCCAGGTTGGGAGCGCGAGCTTACCGACTACAAGAGAACGGCAGTTTTGCTGAAGAAGGAGCTATAGATCATGGGCTTTATCAGGGATATGTTCAGCAGCCCGAAGGCACCGGCACCCATAAACTATGACCAGTTAGCGCAAAACCAGTCTGCGCTTGACCAAGAGTCACTTAGGCTGCAAACGGCGTTGAGCCGACCTGACATGGTTACGCCGTACTCAACGACGACGTTCCGCGAGACTGGCCCAGACCAGTATCTTGGCACATATTCACTCGCGCCAGACTACGAAGGATTGCGAGCGCAAGAGGTCGGCATACAGGGCGGACTGCAAGGGTTGGCAGGGGATCGACTAAGCCAGATAGATCGAGGCGCTTTTACTACGCAAGGTCTGCCGTCTGAGCCTACGGCGTTTTCATATAGCGACTACGGCGCGTTGCCGGAGTATTCGACTGCGGGCGCAACGTACCAGTTGCCAGAGTATTCAGACCTAGACGCATATACGACAAGCGCAGCGGACAACTTCTACAATCGTGCGGTTAACCGACTTAACCCGCAATATGAGAGGCAGCTATCCGCGCTTAATACGCAGCTAATCAATAGCGGCATCCCGCCGGGGTCTGATGCGTATAACCGAGAAATAGAACTTTTCAGACAGCAGAGAAACGACCAGTTGGCCGACTTGGCAAGTCAAGCTGTATTCCAAGGGCAAGATTTGCAGCGCAGCATTATGGGCAACGTGCTTGCGGGTCGCGGGCAGCAGCTACAAGAGCTTGGTACGCAGTTTGATGTATCGCAAGCGCAGCGCAGCCAGATGGCGCAAGAAGGCAGGGACGAATACGCTCTGGGCCAGCAAGCGAGGGATCGTGCTATTGCAGAGCGATTGCGCGAACGCCAGCAGCCAATGACAGAGCTTTCGGCTTTGCTGACCGGCACAACGCCGTTTTCACAAGCCGCCGCACAGGGTCCAGGCGGTCTTGCTCCCGTAGCCGCACCACCGCCGATTGACTTAGGCTCGTTGGCAGCAGCGCAACAGGCAGATAACCTAGCCCGCTACCAAGGCGCACAGCAACGTCAGGCGACAGCACTGAACATCCCCGTCGCTCTCGGCTCTGCGTTCTTGGGTCGCGGCTAATAGGAGCAGAACAATGGTGTTTAGAGTAGACCCCCGCATCGCCATAGCGCAGGACCGCCGCAAGCTGAACCTAGCTGCTGCGTTGCAACCAGCTCAAGCCAGACAGAACCCGTATGCAAACGACGTTGTGGCGCAGCAATTCGGCAGGCTTGCCAGTGGCATTGCCGCCAATATAGCTGGCAGAGATGCTCGACGGCTTACCAACCAACAGACCGCAGCGCAGGGAGCGTTGGCCAGCTTGTTGATGACTGGCAGTGTTCCTGCCGCCACGGCAGCAAGCGCACCAACGCCAGCACCGACCGGACTGCTCGCTCGCGCCAAGCAATTTGCTATGCCATCCGTACCGACAGTCGCTCAAGCGGGCAGACAGTTTGCTGGAGCAACACAAGTAACACCGGAGCTGTTGGCTGCATCTGGCGCAGACCCTTTCCAGGTCGCTACTGCTCAAAGAACTATAAAAGCTCAAAATCTTGCCTTGGATCAAACAAAGAATTTAAGCGCCGTTCGTATCCTATTGCCAAAAATAGAAGCCGGGGTCGAATTGACGCCTCAAGAAACGTCTCTTCTTAATTCGGCATTGCAGAACCTTCCGCCAGATATTTCATCTTTGAACCGCCGCGTTGCAATTAAAGACAGCACTGGCAAAACGATAGGGAATCAAACTGTCGACATTTTTGGTCGTCCAGTGGGAGATGAAAAGTACCGACCAGTTCAAAAGCCAGGGCCATCTGTCACTGTGCAGACAGCGGGGGAAACTTCGCTCGCAAAGAAAGCGGCAGAAATGGGGGTGAAACAAGTTGGTGATTTAGCAAGTCAAATACAGGGAAACCAAGAGATATTTGTTCGGCTAGAAACTATGGAGGCACTTCTGGATTCAGGCATGAAGACTGGCCCCATAGATTCCGCCTTACTGCCTATACGAAACATTCTTCGGGACTTAGATTTGCTGACAACTGAACAATCTAAAAAGCTTGAGAACCAGCAAATATTTTCAGCAGCCGCAGCGTACATTATTCCACGCATGAGGGTTGCTGGTTCTGGGGCAAGTTCCGATTTTGAACAAGCGTTGTTTGCAAGGGCTACAGCGCAACTCGGAACAAGTCCTAAGGCCAACCGTATAATAATCGGTGGAATGAAGGCTTTGCAGAAACATCAAAAAGACGTTTTGATTATGCAAGAAAAATATCTGCAAGATAACGGGAATCTTCTTGGGTTCACAGAATTTGCTGACGAGCATTTCAAGGAAAACCCAATCTTTCAAAAATTTGAAACAGAAAATGAACTTGCAGAAGCAATCAACGAAGGAAAATTAGAAGTTGGAGAATTGTGGTTCAACAAGGATGATCGTGAGTTTGAGATACTTGATGACACTATGATGGGCGAACTCCAGAGAGCGGGGCTTCTGCAATGAGCAACTTCGGCAGCATAAATACTGGAGGAGGCTACGAAGCCGAAGAAGACCGTGGCTTCTTTGATATTGCTAAAGACTACGGTCGAGCAGCAGCGCAGGGCATAACTTTTGGGTTCGCTGACGAGCTAGAAGCTAAAGTCAGGTCTGCTTTAGATTCTGACGCCAGCTATGAAGACGTTGTGCAATTAGTGCGGGCCGACATAAACGATTTTAGGCAGCGGAACCCTGGAGCAGCGTTTGGCACAGAAATAGCTGCATCTATCTTGCCCATGATAGCCGCACAATTTGTTCCAGGTGCGGGGCAAGCTGCTACTGCCGCCCGTGCTACGCAGATAGGCAGAGCCGCAGCAAGGGTTGTGCCGCAGGCGTTAAAGGGTCGTGTTGGTCGTGGGGCAGCGTCAGCGGGCGCACAAGGGGGCGTCTACGGGTTTGGAGCTGGAGAAGAAGGGCTGGCAAATCGTCTGCGTAGCGCGGGTGTCACTGCGGCGTTAAGCGGAGGCATTGGTGCAGGCATAACGAAGACCGCGCCCTATGTAACCGAGCAAGCGAAACAGCTAATCAGAAGAGGCGTTCCCTTAACACCGGGTCAAGCGGTGCGTGGGTCAACTATGGTGGGCAACACGATTGCTGGCATGGAAGAAAAACTTGCAGGGACGTTGCCTATAGTTGGGGATGCTATAAAGGGCGCAATGGAGCGGTCGCTAAAAGGGTTTAACAGGGTTACATTTAACGAAGCACTCGCTCCCATAAAGTTTAAGGCTCCAAAAGGCAAAGAGGGTCAAGAGCTTATTAAAATAGGCGATGACACTATTTCAGAGGCGTATGACGATGTTCTGTCAAAGATGAGTCTAACGAATGACCGTCCTCTATATGAGGCTGTTGTTCGCGTGTCAGAGTCAGCAAACAAGGACATTAGAAATCGTATTCTTGACACCGCAGACAATCTGATATTTGACCGCATTGATGACGCTGGGGTGTTGGCTGGAGATGCTCTAAAAAGCGTCCAGTCTGAATTAAGAAAAGAAATACAAAATCTTCGTGTGGAACCCAATGCAGCATCAAGAAGAATGGCCGACGCTCTTGAAGATGTTTCTGCGATATTCAACAAAGAATTATCTGACCAGAACGCGCCAGGGTTAGCCAAACGTCTAAACGATGTTGATAGAGCCTACGGTAATTTTGAAATAGTGCG